TCTGCTTGGTCACCTGCCATCCGAAAGGCACGGTCTCGCGCTGGATGGCACGCACAGCGCCCATGTTGGTGATGCGGTAGCGTCCGCTGGAGCCGGTGCCGATGGCGTTGTAGTCGATGTTCCAGCTCCCGCCCTCGGCGCGGCTGGCTTCCATGGCCCGGGCAAACTCGCGCACATGCTTGGGGAACTGCGTGAAGAGGTCGAACTGCGGCGGCAGCACCGGCCCGCCGACCACCTCGCGGCCGTTCACCTTGCGCTTGCCAAACTCGGTCGAGTTCACCGGCACAAACTTGCGCGCATCGTACAGCGTCTTGATTTGCGCCGCGCGGTTGGCCTCGGCGGCATTGATGACGCGCTGCGGCTTAAAGCTGTAGGTGCCGTCTGGCTTTTGGAAAAGGAAATCGTTCTCCAGCACGCCGCGGCCCTCGTCCCGCAGCTTGACGTGCGTGCTGCGCGCCATGTCCTCCGGGCGGCTGCTGCGGGCCAGCTCCACGCCGCGCGGCGTCGCGCTGCCCGCCTCCTCGAGGCCGGTCAAAAATTGGTCGTAGGTGCGCACATACTCCTTCACCCGCTTCTGCATGATGCGGTCTTGGAAGAGCGGGTTATCGCGGAAAAGCACCGACGGATTGTCCAGCATCTTGCCGGTGCCGCGGTCAAGGCGCACGCCCATCATCTCCAGCACCCGCCCGCCGGTCGCCAACATCGCCTCGGCAAGGCGAGGGAAGGCGGCATCACGGCGGATCGCCCGGAAGTCAATGGCCGGCGCCTCGCTGGCAAACGTCTCGGCGATGATCTCGTCCCGCGCCCAGTCGAGGGCATCCTCGCCACGCTCAATGCTGCGCTGAGATAGCTCCTCAAACCGCTCGTTGATCAGCCGCTCGCGCTCGCTCGGTTCCAGCTTGCGGCCCTTGGAGATATCCGCCGCCGACTTGTTGCCGCTCTCTAAGTCGCGGAACTCCTGCTCAGTGAGCACCTGCGGCAGCTCGCCAGTTGTGCCGTTCTGGATGTCGCCGTCCACCAAGCGGCCGACATACTCGCGGCCACGCGCCTGCACGCCGTCTGGCCCGTATTGTTGGTTCACCAAGTTGCGCAGATCGTTGCGTGGCTGCCCATCCAAGATATTGCTTGTCAGAATGGCGTGCCCAATCTCATGCGGAGCAATAGCCGCCGCGCCTCCCTGCCCGGGGCGCGCATCAAGGTTGATGTAAATTCTTGCGCGGTTGTTGGCGTCTTTGTCCAAAAACAGGCCGGCAGAAAACTCTCCACCAACTTCAGACGTGTCTTTGTTTTTGCGATACTCGTCAGCACGAAGCGGGATAAAGTCTACCTTGCTTGCCAGCATTCCCTGCATAGCCGCCAGCTTGTCGAGAGTGGCGTGCGGAAGCTGGGAGAATGCGTCAATGTTGCCGCCAACCGCATACACGTCAGCCATCATGCGGGCAATGTCCGCGTCCGCTTCCGCAGCTCTGCGGCGAACCGCACTGCCCGCCGCGCCAGCCACACCGCCGAGGGCCATGATGCCCCCCAGCACCTCACCGGCCCGCTCCGCATCCGGCTGCAAAGCAGCGAAGGGCGCTCCGGTGATTCCGGCCGCCACCGCACCGCTCGTCACATCGTCAGCTAAACGTGCCGCTGTAGTGACGCCAGCGCGGTCTGCCAAGCGCGCCACACGGCGCAGCGCCTCCGGGTTGCCGGCGTCCTGCGCCACCCGCTTGAGCGTGCTGTCCGTGCCGTCAACGTAGCCGGTAAAGTATTTGCGGTAGCGCTCGGGGATCGCCGTCATACGCGCCAAGTCGGCCGCCGACTCGGCCCGCGCCGTGCCGATGCCGCCCACGCCTGCTTCGCGGATGATGGTCGCCGCGCCGCCCGCCGCCGCTCCGGTCTTGCGGATGATCGCCCCGCCGTAGCGCAGCCCCGGCAGCACGCTGCCCAAAGCCGTCACCGCCGTGGTAAAGTTGCCGCCACCGCCTGCCTGGTCGGCCAAAACCGCACCGCCCACCGCCACCGTGCCGACAGCCGCTTGCTGCTTGGCCGACAGCCCGGTCATGTCCTGCAAACGGCTGCTAATGCCAAACTCCATCCGCTCGGCGAGGTCCGCCGTGGCATTGGCCGCACGCTCTACGCCGCGAAGCGGAGCGCCGGCGAGGGTCGCCGTCCGGCGCAGCACCCGCAGCTTGCTCAACGCGCCCGCTCCCACCGGCAACAAGTTGACCGGATCGACCGCCATCGAGCCAAGCATCGACAGCGTCTCCGCCGGCTGCTCGTCGGTGATCTGGTAAGCATCTTTAGACGCCGCCGGCGCGCTCACCTTGCTCGCGCCGATCTGAAAATCCGTCACTCCCGCAAACTCCTGCTCCAGCGCCTTCTCCCGCTGGTAACGCTCGTACGCCTTTTGAAAATCTTCCTCCTCCTCCAGTGGCGTCGGCTCCATTGCGTCCGCCTCGCTGCCCGCGGCGGCGATGATCTCCGCATCCCGCAGCTCGTCGCCCGTCAGCTTGCCCTCCTGCTCGAGGCGCTTGGCCAATGCCTGCTGCTTCAGCCCGCGCCGCCGCGCCCAGGTTGTGGTGTCATCGACCTTGTTGCCCACCCAATCAAAGAGCTGCACCATGTTGATGCCCGCCTTGCGGATAGCCTCCGCACCCGTCTGCACGTTGCGCTGCACCTGATTCACCGGATCGGTGACCATGCCCACCATGCCGTCGCGGATCTCGCGTCCCGCCTGCGGAATCATGCCTAGCATGCCCGCCGCGCCTTGGCCCACGCCGTCAATGAAGCGCCCAACCTCGTTGTTCTCCTCCTTGCGCCGTGTCCAATACTGCCGGAACTCCTCTTCCGGCATCAGGTAATCCACCCGCCGGTAATTCTCCTCCTCGAGCTGATTCAGCTCGTAGTCGCTCAATGGCTCCGGCTCCACGGGTGCGTCGGGCGGCAGGGCGATGCCACGTTCCGCGGCAAACGGCGTGGTGGCCAGCACCGGCAGCGCATCCATCTCTTGGTCGGTAAAACCCTGCGTCGGGGCAGGGGACGCCGACAAGCGATCCATCAGCCCGGTCGTGATCTCCGGCTGTCCTTGCTGTGCTTCCAGCTCGGCGAGCTGCTCGTCGGTCAATCCGTCTAGCGCACTTGGTACCATCGTCCGTCAGCTCCTTTTTCGTAGGTGGTTCCTGCTACTGTTTTACGCTGACGCGGGGCCGCACTTTGGGCGGCCGGCGTGGATGGGGACTCTGCGGGTTGAATTTTTGCGCCGGCACGTTCCTTGGCTGCCCGCACAATGTTTTGAAATTCGCTGACACCCTGCAAAAAGGCTTCCTCGCTCTGCCGCGGGTTCATCCGCGCCATCGCCTCGGTCGCCTTGCGTCCTTCCACCTCGGTGATCTGTCCGCCGCCCTTGAGTGTTTCAAACGCCTGTAAGAACTGCTGCCCGCCAATCTGGTCAAGAAGCACTTGGAAGTCCGCCGGCGCCGTGCCCGGTACCTTTGGCAAGATGCTGCTCTTGCCTGTAGCGTATTGCCGCCCGGGGTGTGTTTTGGCTTTTTCCAGCAAATCATCCATGTAGGACGCCGTCTCAAGGGTCTTTCGTATTGCCTTCATGCGGTTCTCCTCGGCAATGTCGGCCTCTGTCTTGAGTTTGCGGGTCTGCTCTTGGCGCACCGGATCGGCTTGCATCATGGCCATCTTCTGCTGCTGCTCTATGCGCGCCTCCTGCTGCTTGAGCACAAACTGCGCCGCCCCCTCTGGCGTGAATTGCACGCCGCGCTTCATCGCCCGCAATAGCTCCTTTTGCTCATCGGGCAACGCCTCAAAGTCCTCCGCGCTTTGCACGCGCAGCGAGCTGAAATCAAACGCCATGCCGGTCGCCGGAACATCCATCGCCGCGGCATCATTCACCACGGCCTCGGGAGCCAACAGCGTATCCTCATAGGCCGGCACACCATTCATGCTGCCCAAGCCGGCCTCAAGCTCATCCAACGACAAACCCGTGTCCATCACTGGCAGCGGCTCTTCGCCCGCATAGTAGGGAGGTTGTTGATTGTTTTGTGTCATGTTAGCGAACGAGATCAAGGTTCACGTTAGGCAGCACACCCACCGTGCCCTGCCCAGCGGCCACGCGCGCTTGGGCCTCCGCTGCGGCGCGAAGATTAGGCATCCTCGCCGTCAGTGCCTGCTGGTCTTGCTGCACGCCGATGCGGCTCCGACCAAGCTGCGCGTTGGCCATGGCGGGCATCCATGAACCGAAGCTGTCCAGCATCATTCCGGCGTCGTAGTCCTCCATGTCGCCGAACATTGAGCTGTCCATGCCGAAGGTGTCTCCGGCCATACTCATGAATTGCTTAAAGTTTTTTCCCTTGGCCTCGGTGCCTTTTTTGGTGCCATAGGCAGCGGCCAGTCCGACAAGAGCGCTGCCGATGTCATTCACTAGTCCGACATTGGCCTGCGCCGTGGTGTTGGCGGCGTTGACGGCGGCGCCGCCGAGAATCTCGCCGCTTCGGTCTTCGTTCCCTGGGTTAAATGCAAGCATAGTTTTGTTCCTCCTGTATTCCCGCCGCGGACCGTGCTTCGAGGCACAGTGGTGAACCCGGCACGAAAGCGCGGCAGGCTGCCGGCCGGTGATTGTAAATAGAACACGACACGCCGCAGCCGACCCTGCCGGTCAGCGCCACGCATCTATGGTTCGTTGTCTTCATTAGTGGGTAGTCGGTGCGCAGCATCCATTTGGGGATGCCGTTGGCGTCGGAGCGGTCTCGTCGCAGCACGGGCCAGGACCACTTGTGAGAGCAGCATGCCCCACACCGTTCACAGTCAAATCTTGCCACGTTGGGCGGAAGCCCTGCGCTTCGCTCTGGAGATCGATGTAGGGTGCCAAGTGACTGATGTTGTTCGTCTCGCATGAGTTCTTAGGACAGTATACCGTCTCGCCCAAGTGCCGGTTGATGCAGTTCCAGCACATCGGGTAGTAGTCCGAGTTGGCGCTCTTGTCCTTCCGGTGCCGCCACACGCCGTCCGCCTTTTCGTAGCGCGTCTCGTCGTTCGGCACGCCCTCGTCTTCGAGGTAGTTCCACACGTCGGCGTCCGACCAGTGACGCATGGGATAGTATTGCGTTGGCACGCCGGCCTGCACCAAGGCATCCTGCGCCAGCGGCACTTGGCCCTTGATGAGATCCACGTCGGCCGACTTCTGGCCGTGGAAGGCGGCGTCCCAAGGGAAGTTGAACGTGCCGGTCGGGCGCTTCAGAGCATCCAGCCCGCAGAGGTAGCGTCCGCTGGCCAGCTCCTCCGGTTGCGGCTCTTCGGTGCCGAGGCAGAGGAACATCACCTTCCGCGGCGCCATCTCATACATCTTCACAAAGTCAAAGCGCGGCACGCCGGTCTCGATGTCGTAGCCGTCCGTCAGCGCATAGCCAATCGGCGCCCAGTCATACATCTCCAAGTCCCAAGCCTGCGCCAGCATGTCCGAGTGCGCATACCGATGCCGGAAGCGCGGCTCGCGCCACTGCACCACCGGCGTCTGCGCGCCCACCTTAAAGCGGATCAGGTGCAGCATCGCGGTGCTGTCCTTGCCACCGCTCCACAGCACGACAGGGTTGGCACTGGCAGCGAGCCAGCGTTCCACCTTGCGGCAGGTCTCTGAGATGAGATTGTCCATTAGATAGCGATGCCGATACCCGCAATACCGATAGCCGCACCTGCACCGGCCCCGACCATGCCCATAGTGCCCGCTTGGCTGGCGGCTCCTGCCTGCATACCCGCACCTTGCAGCGCGGCCACGTTGTTTTGCCAAGAGTTGTAGCGGTTGGCGGCCATGTTCGCGTTAAAGCTCTCCACGTTGCCGGCGGTCTGGGTGGCATTGGCAAACGTGTTGCCGATCATTTGCGTGCCTTGACCCATGGTTGCCGTGCCCAAACCGAAGGCCGGACTAATCGCCCGGGCATACGGGTCAAGATCGCCATAGCCTACTGCCAAGCCGAGACGGCGCTGACGGCGGGCGAGATCCATTTGGTTTACGCTCCCGGCAAAGCCGCGTCGTTCAGCCAAGCGTTGCTCGCCCATGGCGTCACGGTTCAGGATTTCAGCGGCAGACGATCCGGCGCTGGTGCCAAGGCCTCGGGCAGCAAAGGCAGCGCGGGCCGACTGTGTGGCATTTCGCATCTGCTCCGGGGTGAGCGAGCGTCCAAGCGCCAGTTCCTCCTCGGCCTGCCGTTGCAGTTCGGCCTCGATGCGGTTGGGCGCGGAAGCGGCTGTCAGCTCCTCGCCGATGACGCCACGGGTGCGGGCAAGGTATTCGTTGTCGAGGTTCTGTCCGAGTTCCTTGGCAGTCTGCATTTGCAGCGCCGTCATCTTCGGATAGAGGCGCTTGACCTGCGCCTCCTGCTCCTTCATCTGCGTGATAGCGGCCTTGGTCGCCGCACCATACATCTTGTCGTAATCTATCGGCTTCGGCGCCGGGGGTGCCGGCGGCGGCGCTGGAATGCTTGGTCCTCCTCCCATATTATCGTCCTCCTATTTTGTTCATAAGTTTCTCCCAATAGTATACTTGCGGCTCAAAGCTCCCGCGGCGGCACCAAGCCACATAGGTCTGCGGGTGCGGCGCCACGCGCAGACACTCCCGCACAGGGTTTGTGCCAGCAGCGCCAGCAGCCAAAGTGACGAACCAGCAATTTGCCTCCCCGAGTTCAAACTGTTGATCCTCTGCGTTCCACCGGCAGGATTTGGCCAAGATAAAGCAGCTCGGGCTGTTCCACACATACCCCGCCGACAAGTGCTCGCCGACCGCCTCCCAAAAGTCTTGCGTCGAGTGCTTGTCCCACCACTGATGTGCTTTTTGCCAAGGGGTCATGCTTAAAACTTGATGCAATACAGCATCGCAATGTTCTTCGGCCGTGTCTCCGTGCCGCCGGTTGATTGTGTCGAATTGTCGTTGCCGTTGATCGTTCCTGAGTTCGATGCTGCCACAATACCCGTGCCGAATGCAGTCGCATTAACGCGGCTGCCGACAACGTGCGTGTGCGCCTTCAGATCATCCGCCTGCTTCGCTCCAAAGGTTCCAGCCGCCGTGCCGTCGCCATTGGTTCCGCTGCCGCGCACAAAGTAGCCGCGCAGGTCGGGAAGCGTAAAGGTCGTGGTGCCGTCGCCAGCGCCGTAGGTTGTGCCGATGGCGTCAAAGAGTGCAGCATAGGTTGTGCGGCTGACGTTGCTGCCGTTTGCAAACAGCCAGCCGCTTGGGACGCTGTTCATGGCGAAGGCTTGCACGGCACCCGCCGGCACTAAAGCGTTCTGCACGGCAGCGACCAGCTTGGCCAAAGTCACCCCGCTGTCTTTCACGCGAAACTTGTTACCGCTAATCTCCAGCGTGGCATCGTCGGTGTCCGCGGCCGTGCTAAACGTCACCGTGGCTTGATCCACGACGTCATTGAGTTTTGCGGGCGTCACGGTTTCCCCGGACGTAAATGTTCTGCCTTTGGTGATCGTTGCCATAAGTTATGCTGCGTTTCTGGTTTCCGTGGGCACCTGCGATTGCAAGGCCGCCTCGATGCTCACATTGCGTATTTCCGGCCGCTCGGCCGTCGTCTCGAAAATTAACTCCGCGGCATGGGCCTTGCGGCGGATCGGTTGTTTCAGCGTGTAGTCCTCTGCCAGGCCGCTGTCATTGGTCTGCCCGGGCACCAGCGTGATCTCGGCATCCGGGTTGATGAGATTAGCTTTGACCACAATACTGCCGTCGTCCGGCAGAACCACATCGGCCAAACTCCGCAAAAAGCGCTTGCTGCTCATCGTGCCCATGCCATAGCGCCGCGTCTTGATTGTTCCGGTCACTTGGGATTGCAGGCTGCCGGTCGGCTCGTCGTCCTTGCCGTTGGCATTTTCGTCCAGCAGATACAACTTACCGCTGCGGCGCACGTTGAAGATACGCCTTACGTTGTCGTAAGTGCCGACCACCAGCGCATCCACGCCGATTCCGTAAATGTCGCGGCTCTCCCACTGATCGTTCAGCGCGTTCCAGGTCACGACGAGGTCATTGGTGTCGTCCGGCGAATCCAGCGTCGGCACGGCCAAAATGTAGCGGTTGCTGTGCCAGATTCCAAAAGCCCGCTGCACTTTCGACTGGTCGATGCGCTCGAAAAGGTCAGCCACTGGATCACTCAGCGGGCGGGTGTCTCCGCGCAGCTTGAGGTCGAGCTGGGTGTCGAGGCGATACACGCCAGCGTCGCTTAAGAAGAACACAAACCGCCCAGCCGTCACGATGCTGTTGCGAGCACTGCATCCAATCTCGTCGGTGACGAGTTCCAGCTTGGCCACCGCGGTGTCGATGGCAAAGGAGCTGCCGTCCGTGCTGGGAAATTGGGCGAGCGTGGCCAGCCAGATACTCTTGCGGCAAAACACCAGCGCTGCCCCTTCCACCCACGGATGCACCGCCACAATAAAGTCATCCCCGCCCGCGCCGGTGCGGAAGGATTGCCAGAAAGGATCGTATAAATCTGCGTCGAGGTAGTCGGAGATAGCCACCTGATCGCGCCCATCCGGGATGATGAGGCGGTTCTGGATATACGAGGCCCAACCCACCGAACGCATCTTGCGATAGGTCGGACCCTCAGCGGGCACGCCACCGGCAGCGCGCACAAAGCTGCCGCTTCCGGTCCAGTAAATCGGCGGTTTGACGCGGCGCACTTTGATGTTGGCCGAGACGTCGTTGGCGGTTCCGCTCGGAACGGTAATCTCAAAGCTGTTGGTGTTGAGGTTGGTCGCCAGAATGTCGAACTCATGGCCGTCGAACGCGGCAACGGAAGACCCTTCGATGCGGACGCGCTGACCGGCGCTCAGACCGTGCGCATTCACGTTGACCGTGGCCGTGGTGCCGCTGACGGTGATGCCCGAGGCATTCGTGAACTGCTGCTTGAACGTCGTGGCCGGATCAATCGGGGCTTCACGGAGGATGTAGAGGCGGTCGTAAGCCTGGACTACCGAGACATTGTCCTGCGGGTCAATCGTCTCGTCCGGCGAGCTGGGATAGCCGACTGTCACCACGGTGTCGGTGGGGCTGCTGTTGCGCCAGAGGAAGGCGCTGTCGGGACCGCACATCACGACATACTCGTTCGCGTTGTCGTAGTTGCGGGAAGCGAAGACACCCGCGCCGAAGATCCCGCCTGAGTAGGTCGTTTTGACCACTGGTCCCGCGTTGGCAATCAGCGTGCCGGTGGCATTGGCCGCCGGGGTGCTGGTCATGGTGTAGTCGAAGGTCGTGCCGCTGGCGTTGCTGATAGCGAAGTCGCCGTTGTAGAACGTGGCGTCGGGGCCGGTGGCGCCGGCGATATTCACCAGCTGGCCGTTGGTGTAGCCATGCGCCGCCGCCGTGGTCACGGTGGCCGTTGTGCTGCTAAACGTGATCGAGGTGATCGCCTTGTCCGCGGCGAGATTGAACGAAAGCGTCAGCGGCTCGTCCGCCGTTGAGATAGCATCTGCCAGCCGCTTCGCCCCTTTGCGCGTCTGCGCCACGCCACGATCGAGGCGCATGTTCACGCTGTCCTGCAACATGCCCGCCGGCAGGGTGAGGGGATTCAACCGGCTGGCGAAGCCGAGGAACCCGGCGTCGCCATCACGTTGGACTGGAGATTCAAGGGCCATTAGTTGAGGGCAGCTTTCAATTTGCTTTTAAACCGCGCCGCGTCGGCGGGGCTAATGTCGTTCTTACGCCCGGGCGCCACGTCGCCGTGCGTCAGCACGCGCGTCATGGGGATGCCCCACTGCTTCATGCGCGGGACGAGGTATTCAATCGCACTGTCCATCGCCGCATCTTCAAGCGGGTCGTCGTAGGTGTTGCCCTCCCACGAAACGCCAAGGCTCCAAGAGTTAAGGTCCGGCCGTCCCAGCCAGGAGCTTTTGCCCGCGTGCCACATGCGGGCGGTATCGTCGCCAAAGACCGTGCGCCGCCCATCGCGGGCGATCAGCACATGGTAGCTGACCTTGCTCTGCGGATTCATAATCCAGTCAACGCCACCAAGGTAGCTGCCGCTTGAGTGGTGCAGCACAATCGCCTGCGGGGTAATCGGCGACTGGCTTTTGTTCGGCGTGCTCACCCGGCGCTCGTCGTAGTTTGGCGTGCTCTTTGCGGACGTGGAGACGGTTGTGGATGCGTAGGGCCAGCTCGGCGAGGCTGGCGCTGGGCCAGTCGCAGATTTGCTGCCAAACACTTTCT